GATGCATCTTGCCACGTCATTTCATATGGAGTGCCGATGTACTCGATGTTTTCTTGCTTAGACCTTGTATGATAATGACCAGACAATACACGTTCATACTTACTAAACATATCGTGTGATAACCCGTCTTCTGCTACCATACCACGATACATTGGGAATCCTGCTATTTCAAAATGACCTAAACATAGATCAGATTTACTGTTATCAATAAAACTAAACACATCAACTTCGTTCTCTTTACAAATCCATGGTATAAGATCTATCGTTGTATTATCTTCATGCATACGAGTAGGTTTATCGATCACTATGATGTTATCATACTCACCTAATATCAATGATTGTGCATTAACTTCTAATGATTCTTTCCAAAAGATATCATGATTGCCCAATAGAGTTATTAGTTGGATACCTCTTGCTTTGAGTTGATCGAAGAAGTATCGTTTGCATTCAGCAAGCGTATTGAAGTTAACAAACTTACGACGATCAAATAGATCACCTAATTGATAGATGCCTTTGATATTATGTTCTTGCATGTATGGGAATAAGAACTCACCATAAAACTTCTCATAGTATTTGTGAAACTTTAATGAATCACCTCTTACACCAAAATGCGTATCACCAAGAATAACTATCTTACTCACTAAATTCATCCTCTACAAAAGTATCTAATGTAACAACATCATCTTTCTTTTTCTTCTTTTTCTTCTTCATTCTCTCTTCAAAACCATCATCGAATGTGCCATGTTGTTGCATGAACCCGATATAAGAATTTTGGAAATCTTCATCATGATCAGATCCTTGTATTTCAAAGGATTCTACCGTAACATCTCGTATTAGTTTACCACGAATATATGACTGTTTCTTTTCTTTTTCTATGCGTCTAAGGAATGCATAGTAGATGATCTGTGTAAAGTATGAGAATGGGTTAGATGATTTTTGTGGATCAAAGTTATCAAAGTACATGATACAGTTCTCGATGCCATCGAGGATCATGTCATCTTTATATGAATAGTTAATAAAGTTTGGGCGATTTGCTAGTTTAGTAGCAATCTTTAGGATGCACTCACCAAGATAATTTGAGATCTGGGGTTTTGGATCTCCACATGCCTCTGCTTCAGCAACCTGCTTCTTATACTTCTTAACTGCTTCAAGGAAGTCTGCGTTGTTTACGTAGTGGACTGGTTTTTTCTCAGCCATGATGTGTTTCACCTTTATTAATAATTAAGACCATTGTACTACATAATGAGTATAAAGTAAAATTATTTTATGATGAAAATGATGATCCGCACCCACAACTACTTGTAGAATTTGGATTTTTTATTTCAAAACCATCACTCATTAAAGAAGTTTTATAACTTACTATAGAACCTTGTATATATTGCATACTCATTGCGTCTACTAGTATTGTAACTCCATGCTGTTCTATGACATAATCATCATGATTTGTTTCTAAATCAAAAGTAAACCCATATTGAAATCCACTGCATCCGCCACCCTGAACATACATCCGTAATTTAAGATTTGGTTCATTCTCTTCTGCTAATAAAGTTTTAATCTTATTAGCGGCTGATTCTTCTATTGTTAATGGATCCATAAAAATAATTGTACATTAATTGTACTAAGTGTTACTATAACTGTATGGGGTTTTTCAAGTGGTTAATGTAATGTCTTATTACCAGTAATGTTTAAAGAGATTGTTTCAGGATAATCTTCCTCTTCATCTATCTTGTCTCTAAACATGTTTTTAAGTTTATCAGATAACTCTTGTAGTTCGTTCGGGTTATAAGCATCAGGTGGTGGGGTGTTAGCTCCAATGAAATCGTCCACGGATCTATGATACTCATCTACGTATCGGGGATCCATGTCTTTTAAGATCACCACATGTTGTTTATTAAAAGTAAACTCGTCATCAGCACAGAAATGGCTATAAGTGCCAAGCACGATAGACTCTACGGGATATCCACCCATCAAGCGACTAACATGTTTAACAACCATGGGGAATTGGACTTTAAGTTCGTAGTCATCTTCTTTGACGAGGGTGCCAAGTAACTCTTCGCCAGATGTTAGCTTAATTACTACGTATCTATCTAGATCTGCTGTCATATCTGTACCTCGTGGACTTTATAGTCAAACTTCTCTTCTGAGTATATCTTAATACGTTCAACAAAGTGATTCAAAGTATGGTTCTTTCGCGATTTGTGTTGTAGATCGTCAGCAATATCAAATAATTTAAGTGTTGTCTTACCAGCTTTTAATCTTAATCCACGACCAATAGATTGTAAATTTCTGATCTTAGACTTAGTAGGACTAGCAAAGATAATGTTCTCTATGCTAGGTATATTTATACCCGTGGAGAATGTCGCATAGGATGCAACGATGATAGTATTATCGCCAAGCTCAGTATTCTTACGGATATCCTCACGATCTAATGTCTCTACACCTCCGTGCACGATGAAGACATTCTTATCCAGAGCTTTAGCTTTGATAGCTTCATATAATGGTATACCATGTTTCTCTACAAATTGGAATAATACTAGTGTATTGCCTTTACAAGATATAGCAAGGTTGCGAATAAATTTATTTCGCGCTTCGTTTAATACTAAGAACTCCATCTCTTCTTGATATGTATGTTCTTTACAAGCCTTACGAATCTCATCTTTATATTTTAATAATAGACAATTGATATCGATCTGAACCACCTTACCGTCATCCATCAATTCTTTTGTAGTAGTTACTCGATGGACTGGGCCAAATAAACCTTCTAACGTAAGTTGGTTGATCTTCTTATTGTCAATAGTACCTGTAGTACCGATACGATACTTAACATGTTGCATACGTTCCATAATAGTAATCAATGATGTGGCTTTAAACTGGTGTGCTTCGTCACCAACTATAACATCGAAGTTTTCAAACCATTGTTTAGGTTGAGTATAGATTGATTGCCATGTAGTAATCAAAACGTTCTTAGTAAAGTCACGTGTGAAACCTGAATATAATTTTTGGCAATTAGCTGGCACTGACCAACCATTATTAGATGAATAATCTTCAAAGTCAGAATACATCTGTTCAACTAATGACGTAGTAGGCACCACGATAATAGTTTTACGATCTTCTTCAAGATGCCATCTCATTAGACAGTAGATCATGAAAGATTTTCCAGATGCGGTCGGTGATAATAGTACTGTACGATTAAGATTTAATGCAGTTTGTACCGCAGCGATTTGATAGTCTCGAGCTTCAATAGGCACACCACGTCCATACAGATCGAGATCATATATGAACTTAGTGACTTGTTCTGTAGTATAGTTTTGTAGATCTAGTGGTTTTGGATAATCATCGGTAGGATTGAACGTTAGTTCATAGTTGTTTCTTTGTGCGAACTCTAAGACATACTGATATAAACCAGCATATAAAGTTTTCTTAATGAGAGAGTATAGTCTAACCTTACCATCCCATAATCGAGCTTTAAACTTAGGAGTAAACCTTGCACCAGGAACCTCATACGTAAAAAAGTTTTCTAGTTCTTGTTCACAACCAGCATCGCCGTATACACGGATGTTTACTTCGTTTAATTTTTCAATGGTTAATTTCATTACATTCCAGCTAGGAACTTCTTCCATTCAATGCCGTTTTTAAGTTGCCAATCTCGTGCTTTGATTTGACCTAAGATACCTTCGAGTAGATAACCCATAGTTTCGAGATATTCTATCTTAGTATTTAAGCTGATTAGATCTTGATCACCTTGAAGGAACTCGTCCATCTCGTTCTTAAGCGGTTTGATTAATTGGTACTGTTCCCAACCTAATTGCTGCAGCTCTTCTCTTGATAGTTCACCGCGATAATATCTAAACTTATTCTTACGTAACAGATTATAATCACCTCTAGCTTTTGTAAGCTTAAGTTTGACGCCAACCATAAGTTTGATATATTTTGAATGGACCTTGGCAGTCTCAGTAGATGCTTCACCTAGATGGTTATCATCAATGACACTGTCTTGCTCCCACATCTGTTGTATTTCTTCAATATTCATAATAAACTCACACCATTTAAAATTACATTATAACATAATAACTAATTAAAGTACATGCCTATGAGAAGTCATAGTAGGTATAGCGGAATGTAGCGGTACCAATAAGATAGTTAATGTCCGTGGCATTGGCTGTAAACGGTAAAGAAGACAGAGCCGTAGGATGTAGATCTCTAAATAAGATAGTCTGAGAGTTATTGTTATTGCTACCAAGGATCTCAAGTGTACCATCTGAATAGTTTTGAACCATACCACCAAACTTAGGATTAAGGTTTCTAGAATCAGCCGCTATTAAGTTTTGATATTGCTCGTAGTTTTCAGGAAAACCCAAACCCATCATCCAATTAAAAATACCAAGATAATTTTTTAGATCCTCATCTACTAAAAATTGTACTGTAAGATCTCCAAATTGTATTATTTCTCCAGGTACACCAATGGTTGAAAACGGTGTAGTCATTTGTATAGATGGTAGCACCACTTCTGGTAAATTTGCTTCTTGACAGAAGTATGTTAAGTCAGGCAACTTCATGATTGATAGCCTAAACCCGGTAGGGGATAAAGGATTAATGTTATTTGGTATAGGACAGTTTGTATTAGCCATGATAATTCCTTAATGTTATATACTATTTATACGCAATAAAAAGGGACCTTTCGGTCCCTCTTTACTAATGTAGTTCCCTTACGGGTATTATTACATTAAGTTAGTTACTGCAACCTTACGGTAGTAGTAATTAGCGTTACGACGGATAACATTGTTATCGCCATTGCCATCATCCAAGTTAACGAATGGGTTAGCTACGATACCATAACGTGTCTTGAAGCCAATTTTTGGTTGGAAGCTATTAGGATCAACAGCTCTAACTAATTGGAGAGGAACGTATGGGCAGTAGAATAAACCAGCGTCAAATGCTGATGTACCTTTGTAACCTACTACGAAGAATTGTGAACCAGATGCTGATGGGTTGTTACCGCCAGAATATGGATCAATATACACTTTGTACTTACCGTTTAAAACGCCAGCAAAAGTTGTAGATGCTTCGTCAACATTTAATGATGTTGAAAGAGCTGGAGCGTAATCTAATACACCTGCCATAGCCAATGCTGATGCAGTGTCTGATGAACAGATGATGAAATTACCACGACCTCTACGAGTTTGTTGAGCAATCGCATTAGCTTCACGTTCGATTTGGAACAATAAGCCTTTGAATTTTTCAACAGACCAACGACCGTTAGAGTCAACGTCTAAGTCGAATGTACCAGCAGTAGCTGTACCGTATTGAGCACCAACTTTAGCACCGTAGTAAACTGTACGGATAACTTCACGATTGATTTCAGCAAGAATTTCTGTTGAAAGGATGTTGCTTAATTCGCCTTCAGCATCTAAACCATGAACTGATTTCAAGTCTTGAGCTAACTCGATTGAGTACTCAGCTT